TTTTTCGCCGCGCTTGCTTTCGGCGTGGCCTTGGGAGCGGGGGCCGGTTCCTCAACCGGCTCCCAGCAGTCCCCGTGCCAATCGTCCGGCATATCAATCACAATGCCGTTATTACGATTGATGAATTTCATCACGCAGTAGTCGCGATGCGAGCGAACGCCTTCGGATCCAGGATGCCCCATCCGACATAAGCTTCAGTCCGCAGCAGAACCTGATTGGCCTGCTTCAGATCGTAGGCAGCGCCGTCAGGATTGCCGTACTCGATAACTTCAAGCGGCATATTCATGGCGTAGCCCCAGCGGAACGCATCCCAATCGCCCAGATAGGCGTAAGGCAGCAGCGTGGCGGTGGAAGCACTGACAGCGACGGTGGGATTCACATCGGCATTGATGCCGCGGATTGCGCCTGGATTGCCGCCCCACATGAAGTCCTCATAGGGCCGCTGACCTCCGGCCAGAGTAACCTGAGACAGAGCGGTCGCAAAAGCGGGAGACATCGCGATGCCGTTGCAGACATAGCCGTCACCCAGGGCGCCGATCGCAGCAGTGATGTCACCTTCAACGGCGGCGCTGGAATAAGCTTCCAGAGAGACGGAAGCGGCACGGTCGAGGCAGTTCGCGCCGATGATGGAAGAGGTCGTGCCGGCCTTGGGATCCAGGCCGTGGAAGACCATGATGTCCAGGCCACGGGCAATCTTCTTTGCATAGCCATCGGTGAACGCCTGCAGATACTGCAGTTGCTTCTCTTCAGCGCAGTGCATGAATTCGTCATTCACGCGGCTCTGGTAGACAACCTTGATGGGCCGGATGGTCACGGTGCCAACAGTCGCATCACCAGCAGGCTTGGCGGCACCTTCGCCAACGATAGACACATCATTGTCCAGGGAGAAGGTCATCACATCAATGCCGGAAAAGGGCAGGGGAGTCTGGCCGGCCAGTTTCGCAACGGAGCTGCGGCCGGTGACCTTGGAAAAGAGTTCGGTAACCAGTTCCCGCGGGAACAGAGTTCCAGCAGCAATAGAAGCCATATTTATTTACCTCCATTCATAAGTCCGGACAGCATACCCTTAAGGGCCGCCGTCCTTGCGTCTGCCGGCGCTTGTTCTGTAGATCTCGGAGGCAGAGGCGCCGGCGTGGACTGACTGCCAACAAGATTTTTGAGCGTTTCGGCATCGGCCCGGATGGACTTTTCGTCCGTCCCGCTGATTCTGCCGATCCACTCATACGACAGGCCGACCTCATGGGCAATCCGGCTCTTTAACGAGGCCGTTTCGTATTCCTGGTTTTTTGCCGTGAGATCTGCAATCAACTGTTCATCACCCGCATGCGCAGCCTTGTAATCATCGAAAGCCTTGTTCGCTTCAGTGATCGCCTTCTGGTGATCTTCCGGAGAGATCCAGCCTTCAAACTTTTTGGTCTGCGATTCGCGGTCACGTTTGAGCCGGTCCTTTATGATAGCGTCCAGCTCTTCCTGAGTCGTAATTGCCTGAAAGTCTGCCATTGTAATTCCTCCCCATTTTTCCGCATGGTTGCGTATTTATTGGTTCAATAAAAAACGCGCTGCTGTTTCGGCTCTTTTGCCGACGCACACGCGTGAACCGCTAATGTTAAAGACTCCATCAGAGATACATCAATATCATCATCAAGAGTCTTATAGCCGTATCCGCCACTGGATCCGATAGCACGATGTTGACAGTTGCAAACGGACTGCCGCAGAGAAGGCTGGCCCATGTGAACCAGCTCACCAGCCACAACGATCCGCTCAAACTCGGATGACGCCGCAATGATGTCTTTCGTAGTAGCTGCCTTCAGGCCTTTCAGCTTTTGGTCTTTGGCTTGTTTCGTAAAACCTTCGACCCCGGAAGCACCGTCAATGAAAACGCCTTGAAGATCGCACTTCAACAGGAAATTGATCATCCAGTCATTGCCTTCACGCTGATCTCTGCAATCTATAGCCTCTGCAAAGATCCGATCATCATCCGTCTTAATTGCTACACTCAGCGATACATTCTGCCCGTTTTTACCAAACTTCACGCCGGCAAAAACTCGCCCGGTAAGATTTGGCAGCGTTTCTGCTTTCAATGCGTCCCATTGCGGCTCGCTGATTGCTGACTGCTGATTGTACCGGATCCAAAGTCCGAGGCGCTGGATATTAAAGTCTATGTCGTCTCCGTTAATCTCATCCTGTACGATTCGCTCAGTTATAATCGTGCCAAGTGATGGAGACGTCAAATACCAGGCATCCTTGTCCCGGACGTCAGTCTTGTGATCAACAGACCATTCAGCCCAGCCGCCGTTTGGCGTATCTCCGCGGAGACATGCATCCCGATATTCACGGAAAACATCACCGGATGATACAGCTGTCGGCGGGGTTCCGCACATAATTGTTTGTGGGTTTCTGGAAGAGCTGACAACATAATTCAGCGCGGTCTGCTGCGCATGGGTGTATTCCTGCGCCTCATCGATTATCAACAGGTCATATCCGGAACCCAGAGAGCCGGAGCTTGTTCTGGTCCGGAACTCCGCGATCCCTCCGCCCTTCATTTCGATTCGTTCCTTACCGTAAGCCTTGTATGTTGACTTTGGCTCGATCCCAATCTCCGTCAGACGGTTGCAGAGACGCTCCCAAGCGATGTGAGCTGTGTCTGTTAAGTGCGCTGTGTGCAGAATGTGTTCGCCATTGAAAAGGCCGTGCAGCTCACGCTGTGTCAGGATCTCCGTCTTGCCGTTCCGGCGCGGGACGGAATATCCGAACTTAGTGTGAACCCACAGCCCTTCGTCGTTAACTGCCATGATGTCCGAAAGCATCAGCTCCTGCCATTCCTGGCAGCTATTCCCGGACATGTTATAGATCTGTACCGCTTCATCACCAAGTGACTTGGTATACGGCAGCACCATGCTCTGGGTCGGAATCTGATTTCCGATCCGGTTCATGGTGCATCACTCACCTCCGGCCCAGCTCTTACACATTTCAAAGGACATCATCTCCTTCGGTAATTGTTCACCCGCTCTCTGCGGGATTCCGCTATATACTCAATCAGACATCGGCAATTATCATGTCGAGTCCATACCGGATCACCTGTTGTTTTGACGTCCGCATAATCATAAGATCCGGCAAGGTCATCACAATACTTGCAGCAGTGTGCCTCCGCCGTTCTAACGATCTTAGGATGGAGGCCGGCGTTTGAGTGGATTTCGGCATTATCCCGGATTGACTGATCAACCACGTTCTGGCTGAAGTTCGTGAGCTGATCATAAAACAGAGGACCGATCTCTCCGCGCTTCTTTACGGCTTCCACAAGCCCGAAAGCACGGTTGCCGTCGAACGCCGGTTCCTGCGGCAGGATCCCGATTCCGGCCTGAAGATTCAGGTTTTTCTGAGCCTCCATGCACGCCACGGAAACCATGTTGTGATCAAGCCCCAGCGTGCCGGGGATCAGGTCATCCAGATCCCATTCCGCCAGATCTTCCGGCTGGTACTTCTTTAGAACCCGCCCAGTCAACTCGCCGACACGGAGTGCATAAGCGTGCGCTTCCTTGTAGCCGGCTCCCTTGGTACGCAGATTGCCAAGCAGCACACCGGCTCTGTAATCGCCTTTCACGGCGGAGGCAATCTCCCATTTGACGTCTTCAAATGTCAGCGCCATTACTCAATACCCGTCATGCGGTGGATCCGCTTTTCGTCGACATAGCCAGGAAGCGCCTGGTTCAGTTTGATGATGCCGTCGCCGATCGAGGACAGCATCGCCGCGTCCGGCTCGAACACCGGCAGCCATTCCGCCCGCGTCTTGAACACCTCTGACCGCCTGTAGGGGGTTCCGTCACGGACACAAGCCGCGATGTACCCGGCGTTCACGAAACTCGAACCAAAGCACCGCTGCGCTTTACTGGCGGCCAGGCGGAGGGTCTCATGAGAAGCTTTGATCGCTTCAGCGGATGACGGATTCTGTGTGTTGAAGCCGAGATCATCCATTGTCAAGCCGGTCTCGCCGGCGAACATGGAAGCGAACGCCTTCAGCTGCTCGACATGCGGCTGCATGGACTGCTGCTGGAACTGGCCGAGGGTAGGGGAGTTGCCTTCATCGTCCCGGGTAAAGGACAGCATCGCGCTCATGGTTGCCTTCCAGGAGTCCATCATCTCCGCGTCCTGGCTGAGACCGGTCGCATACTTCTGCGGAAAACTGTAGAATTCTGCAGCGATCTCCGACCGCTTCACCGTGCGCATCGCCGACAGCGAGATGCTCATGCACGACCGGCTAATCCTGGAATGCCCGAAAGGCCGCTTTGCATCCGGCTTGTAAATCACCGGCACCAGCGCCGCATAATCCGCGCCAGTGCTCTCATACGCGATCGGATCCTGCTGACCGACCTCATACACCCACGTTTCCCCACGCTGGAAATATGCGTATGTCTTTGGCTGGTCGAATTCATCCCGGCTGAGAACGGCATATCCCTCAGTCAGCAAGTTTGTGAAATCATCGATGATTCCGGTCGCATTTCCGCCGTCGATAACCTGAATCCGCGGACTCCCATCTTCGCCCCTGCTGATGTACAAGAAAGCGCAGCTGGTGATCAGCGCGTTCAACATTGAGCTGTCAAAAATGATGTCAGGATTGTTCAGGTTGAACATGTCCTGCATCATGAAATTGTCATTCTCGAATCCATCGAACTGCAGCCGGTCCGCCAGACCATCGACCGCCTTCGTGCACCAGCCGTTCACAGCCTGGAACCACTCGAGGCCCTTTGGTGTGGAGATGCCGAAATCATCCGCCCGCTGCTTCTGCTCATAGAAGGCATAACGCAGCAGCACACGCGGGCGCTTTATCTCCAGCTTGCGCTGCAGATAGGCAATGCCTTTGTAGTCGCTCATTTCTTAGCACCTCTGATCTTCTTCATGATGTCCGCCTCGGTCGGCCGGTTGTCCTCCACCGGTGCGCATTCCGCCAGGATCTTCTGAATCCCCTGGATCGCCTGGATCTGGACCGCAGGCGGCGTATCCTCGCCATCCCGGATCTTGAGCAGGCGCTGAATGTTCTCCTCACGGATTTTCTGATAATCCATTCACAATCTCCTTTTCTCCCAGGGGAGAGGGGTAAGGCGTCGGAATTCTTCCCAGTGCAGTCGGTTTGGTTGGGAAGGGATCACGGCTGAGGGTCATTAGCCCCCATTACGAATGCTTATAAGCTGCGTAATCAAGACTCAACGGAAGATCCCGGTTTCCGCAGGTCTTCTTGACGGCTGTAATCATGTTCGTCTTCGAGGATTTCAGCCGATTGCACTGCAAGTGCGCGAGCTGCATGTTGGCGATGTCCGCGGGGTTTCCTCCCTTGGAGATCGGAATAATATGGTCAACCGTTGGACTCCAAGGATCAGGAAACCGAAGGTCAAAGTTCACCGGCCTGCCGCAGATCGCGCAGACAG